AAGTCTACGTCTAGGAACTTTTTTTGGATCATAGCCTCTTTGAATGAACGCAGATATCGGGAGACGATAGAAGATAGCTCCATTTTCCATAATACAATGAAAAAGGATACTACGCCCTGTAAGAGCCGAAAGACCAAAAATAATACAGTCTTCAACTTCTCCATGATGTTTCTTAAGGTCATAAAGATATTCTCTTTTTATTTGTGCGTACTCTACTGGAATGTTTGCGTTTAAGTAAGCCATAGTTATCCATAAATATCACCCCAATTGTTTCCAAATTCATAATCAACTTTATTGGGAACTTCTAGTTTAACAGCCTCCTCCATAATCTCAATGATTTTTTTTGCCTCAGCATCATTTTTTATGGACAGGTCTAATTCATCATGTATTTGTATGTGTGGTATGATTCCTTCTTTGTAAAGTTCTAGCATTGCTTTCTTTGTCATATCAGCAGCAGATCCTTGAATTAATTTATTCAATGCTTTGTATGTGTAAGCTCTTCTGATTCCCGGTCCATGTTCCCTGAGTGCATCTTCGTGGGGCAATGCTTTATGCATACCGAATTGATTTGGCTCCCACAAATGAAACCTACATAGCCTGCCTAGTAAAGTTCTTATCTGACCTCTATCTTGAGCTCTGTTAGAAGCTTTAGTCATCAATTGTTTTACAAAGGGAACTCTTGCGTGATACGTATCAAAAAGTTCTTTTGCTTTTTCTTTAGACACTCCTAGCTCTGCTTGTAATTTAGCTTTACCCATGCCATAAAATAATCCAAGGTTAATTGTCTTAGCCTGTGATCTAGGTATCTCTGCCATATCAGCAACAGTTTGGTGAAAGTCTGAGTTGGGATCATTGTTGTATGCATCAATTACATCGTAAACTGATGGTAGTTTATATAGCGATGCATAATGAACTACGAGTCTAGGTTCTTGCTGTGAATAGTCAAAGCAACCCCATTTACATCCATTTTCAGGAAGGAATAGTGACCTAATTTTAGGGCCTAAATCCTTGTTTCTAGCAGGTATTTGCTGAAGATTAGGGTTTTGATAACTGAATCTTCCTGTAATAGTTCCGCCATTGTCTGATCGTAATTGGTTTATCTCTGCGTGTATTCTACCATTGTGTTCGTATTTTATTATTGAGTCAATGAAAGTTGTGTGTGCTTTATTTATTTCTCTTGCTTGTGCAATCATTCTTACCACAGGATGTTCATGTTCTTGTAAAAAGTTTTTAGTAAAAGATGGTGCAGAGGTTTTTAAAGTTCTTTCGTAAGGTATCTTGAGTGTATCAAAAACATTTGCTATGCTTCTAGCTGCCCAAATCTGTGGTCTTATGTTTGTTTCACCTTCTATCTTTGTTAATAATTCGTTTTCTTCTTTAATAAAATCTTTTTTCATTTGATGTGCTTTTTCAATATCGACTCTGACACCTTTGAATCGCATATCAACAAGACAAGGAAACAACTCTGTCTCTAGATCAAATATATCTTCAAGATCTTGATGTAGTATTTCTTTTTTCATTTCTTGCCACAAGCCAAATGTAATCTCTGCGTCTCGTTCTGCGTAACCACCAACGTGCATAGCAGGAAGTTTATACATTTCTGCTTTAGGATCGATACCCCAACTTTGTGCTGCTTCCGCTAAAGCTGATTCATTTTTACCATAACCAAGGTAGTGCCAAGATAAACTATTAAGATCATATCTAAATCTATTCTCATCAGTTACAGCGGCTGCAATCATTGTACAAACAATATCGCCTTGTACCCTAAGTCCAAGTCTTTTTAACCAACAAACATCATAGATTGCGTTATGAAATATTTTTGTTGATGGTGCATTTAATATATCTTGTAGCCAATTTAAAACTTGTTTACGATCCATGTTACCGCCACCTTCGTGTGCAATCGGAAAGTATCCTTTGTAATGTGCTGTTGCTATAGCAATACCTACGACATCACCATTACCTATGACTGACCCTGATCCTAGCTCCTTAAGTCCTGGGTCTTTTGTCTCTAAGTCAATAGCGATTTCATCTACCTGTCTTAAATCAGGAAACTCTGTTGGTTTTACCCACTCTGTCTGTGCTTCAAACTTTGGTATTCGCATAATCCCTCTCTAGTATCATCTCTAAATAATGAATAGCTTTATGTATATCTTCTTCCTTTCCTTTTACAGCGTGCCTGCATACATATTTTATAGCTGACCCCTCTGCAAAAGGCAACCTATTCTCATTTATAAATTGACTTGGTTGAATTTTCATATCTCTGTAGTGAGACCCTCCGACTTGTTTTTTATACGCCCTCGATGTCATAACCTAATCTATCCTCCTTTGCTGCCATTATGTATAAATTTTGTTTAGTTCGTGTTACACCTACGTACCAAACTCTATGTTCTTCATCTGCTTTCTCAGGACTCTTCTCTATGCTTTCACGAATCTTATCTGTATTATCTAATATTAATAATACATTGTCAGCTTCTCCACCTTTAGCCGAATGAATCGTAGATAGTTTTACTCTTGCTTCCTCAGAAAGTTTTTCTTTGTTGCTCAACATTTGCCTGATGTATAGAACTTGTTCAGGGTCTGCATTAAAAAGTTCATACCATGTATCAGATGTATCAATATTAAAAGACTCACAACTGTAGCTCATATGATCTTCGCCATCAAACTCGTGTCCTGTGTAGTCAAATATATCTTTTATTTCACTAGCCGTTAGTTGTGCACCCGATGTCCATTTTGAAAAATCTCTAATGGCTTTCCATAGTTTTGAGCTAAAACTTTTTCTTTCTTTGTATTCAAAGTATATACCTCGTTCCATTAAATATGGTTTCATTTTAATTAATCTGTAATTTGTTCTAGCAAGAATCAACCAATTACCTTGTGTTAGATCAACTTCATCAAAATCATACACTTCTTCACAGTGTCCTTCATCTTCTCTTGGTTTCCATTCTTTTGGTATTCTTGTTTCAATTTGAGATATGATTGAGTCAGCAACTCTTTGAACTTTAATTGGGACTCTATATGATTTTGGTAATATCTTTTCTTTTGCAGGTTCGTCTTGAAATCTTTTTACATCTGCTCCTGCCCAACCATAGATCGCTTGATCATCATCTCCTGCTAATATCATAATCTTTGTATTCTTTTTAATGATGTCATACATCTTCCATTGTATAGGTGATAAGTCTTGTGCTTCATCAATAAAGACTACATCAAATTTGGGGCATAATTCTGACGAAACAAATTTTTCTATCATGTCAGTAAAATCATACAGCGCGAAAGAATTTTTATAATTTTTTAATTCAGCTTCTATAATCTCTACTAAATTGTAATCCATATCGTCTGAGTATAAATCTGTGTTGTATTCATCTTTGGGTGTAATGTTTTTAATTCTAGCTATGTTAATAAGATTAAAGTATTCGCTGTCAGAATCTATGTATCCTGTTTCTTCTTCGCCTCCTCTGTAAACAGATACTTGAACACCAATAGTTCTACCTATCTCTTCATAGTGTTCGGGTTGCATAACATTATCTTTTTTCATTCCTAATGTATTAAATGCTAGAGAGTGCAATGTTTGAAAGTGATTAAGATCTCTGTATCCATACTGTGGAAATAATTTTAACATTCTTTCTTTTGCTTCTGTAGCTGCTTTCTTTGTAAAAGCAAAGTAACCAATTTTTTCTATAGGTGTTCCTAATTTTAAAAATGTCTGCACGTATTTCAACAGCTTTGTAGTTTTACCTGTTCCTGGTGGTCCTAATATTTTTCTCATCATAATATGTCCTTTTTGTGTTCTGTAACTTTGTGATAAATTTTTATTTTCTCGAACTGTTTAATTGAAATCATTACAACATTTTTAGTTGGACTATTGTGTTTACCTTTTTCTTTTGTAGGAAATCTTTTTTGATCTAAGAAATCTATTTCGCAATCCTTATATATCTTTAACATCATTGATCCTGTTTTATCTTCTTGATAACGCCAACCTTTATTTTTTAACTTTTTATAAAACACATCAAATTTAAAATAAGCATACCCATCTTGTATTAGTGTTGTTCCTGTTTTAAATGAGGCATCATTCTTAGCTTCGGGTCCTGTAATTTTTTGATAAACATTATCGTGTAATTTTTCTCTTGGTGTTGTACCTACTGGTGGTGGCATAACTTTTTGTGTTTTAAATAAACCATCTAAAATTTTTTGATCGTCAGCACCTTTCTGAAGAGGTGGAACAAATCCTGCATACTTAGCTATTGAGTTTCTTCTTTTCCTTTGGTCGGTTAAGTGTTCTATTGTTTTACAATGTACAGATTTTACAGTTTGTCCATCAGGTAATGTAACATCAAAATTATATTCTGGTTCTGGTTCAAGATCTACTTTCTCTAGATTTGCACACAGTGGATATGAATCTTGAAAGTCAGATGCAATACCATATGTTCTCTTAACACATAAACCTCTCATACAATGTTGTGCAATCGGATCTTGATTACATGTATAACCTTTATAGTTTTGTTTCCATGATCTAATCTTTTGTGTAAGTTTTTGTTTAGACCAAGCCACTGAGTCTTCGAAGTATAGTACAGGTGCACTCATTACTTTCTCTTCCCAATTGTCAGGGTATTTCTTTTTAGCAAACACCATATAGTTGTATAGAAATCTATCTCTACCATCTTTTAATTTATTTTTTGACAACGCTGCTAAACATGGTGGACCATCACTAAACTCTGCATTTGATCCTTCTAAAACTTTTTTCTCTAGCTCGTCATCTATATCTTTTATTCTTTCTGCTGTTATAAAATTAGATTCAACGAGTTGTATAAATTGTTCAAAAGTAAATTCTGTTCCATCGTAATTTAGAGCTCTTCTTTCTGTTTTCTTAAAGTATGGAAGATTAATGAAATTTCCTTTGTTCATCTCTCCTGTCTCACTGTCTTTGACAAGTTCTGTCTGCTTTGGAAACACTTCTGTTTCAGGTTTCAAATTAAATATTGGAATTAAATTTGTTAAAAATGATCTTATAATTTTTGCAGGAATAAAATCTCTTGTAAATATGTAAAGATGAAGACCGCCACTTTTAGATAGTATTGGTATAATTGGTAAATCATATTCTTTTATTTTGTCTAGATAAAATTTTCTGTCGAAGTCCACATACTCTTGTGGATCAATATCTATTGCACCAAAACGTGCGTGATTCTTTTCGTTACATGGTTGTACACCAATAGATTTTGTTCCTGTTAAATGTGCTCTATAAGCTTCGTCTGTAAGTTTTTGCTGTGCCCATCTATATTCAGGTTTTTGTTTTTTAGATATAGGGTCTACTTCAAGCCTTTGCATGTCAGCTTGTCCATAGTTCTCAGAGAACCCACTAAATATATTTATAAATTTTTCTTCCATATCCTATCAGTAAAGGGCGGTTAAACTCTCGCCTCCCCGCCCTTGTTGCAACTATTCCCAAAGGAATTAGAAGTGTGATGAATCCTTTTTATTAGTTTCACCACCGTGCTTTGCTTTAACATTTCCTTTTGAAATGCTTTCAGCAAAAGCTTTAGCTTGTTGATACAGTTCAGAATTAGACACAGGTCCAATCTTCTGTACTTCCCAACCAAACCACGTGCCCTTATCGTTAGACTGTTGAACAGTTCTTAACCTATAAGCATGACTAAAAGATGCTGGCGTGAATAAACCATTCTTACCTTTCATCTTTATACCGGCCATCATTGAGTTCCATTTTCTACTAATTTTTAATTGAGTAGATTTCATAGAAATCAAAGCAGTGGCTGCTGTAGGATTGGTAATCAATACAAAGTGAGATGCAGTTTTCTCGACATAATTACCATTTGGTAATCTGTCTTTGTAATTTGCATCGGTCTTTGTTTGACTCATGATGTCTGAAGAAGAGTCATGGATTGCAACTGGTGCACCTGATCCTTCCCCCCTATCTTTCCACTCTATGTATTCGAGTTTATAAAAACATGGAACGACTGTTATGCCTTTCATGCCATCATACAACTCTCCAGAAACAGAATTGAATATCATTCCTGGTTCTGCACCTTCCACATACTTACCATCCCTTTTATTTACTTCAGGTGATAACTGTCCTAGGATTTTTAGAAATGGTAAAGCTAGATCTTCTTGACCTAGTTTACCAAGACCTTGACCTGCGTCCTGCTCAAATGTATTGGCAGGAAGAGATGCGGTCTTTTTTTCTGCTACTTGGTTCATGTTACTTGCTCCTTGTTATTTTGGTTCGGTTGCCTGCGAACACGTTAAATAGATCAGAGGGCATTTCTTGTCCAGATTCAAGACGCTCTCTGACCATTGCTTTTAGAGTCATAGGTTCAACCTTTAATTTCTGGATAGGTTCATATCCTTGACCCTGTGCAAGGTTAGCGTAAGCTATTGCCTTGTTATCTTCGTTACGACCAAAAGCAACAGTAATCTCATTTTTAATAAGATCACCTAAGCCGTTTTTACGAAGCCAATTAAATGCATCTTCCTTTTTAGCTGCAGGAATCGATGCACCGTAGACAGGTTTCACTTCAACAGCGGAACCGTCTGCTAATTTTAAAGTTGAGATGTTCATCTCAGTCATCATCGTAGGAATAACTTCTCCTGATAACAACTCTTGATTTCTTTTCAACTCTTTAAGTTTTTTCTCTTGCTCATCAATCTCATCTTCTAGAGATTGAAGTTTCGTTACTTGATCAGAAAGAGCTTTGGCGTTGTTTACTTCGCCTAAACTTTCCTTTCTGTCTTCTTCGAAGTTAATTGATCCACTACCTGTGAATGACTTAACTACTATTTTTTGTTTAATGCTCATCTATTTCTCCTTTCTCATAAAGATTAACATTGATAGGATAATATTTTTTCTCTTGCTTATCCCATTTTAACAGCTTGTATTTACCGTTTGTTAAATCCGATACAATCGAACAAGCCACACCGATTATAGCAGGATCTCCCGTTAATAAAAGATAATCATCACTTGTATAATCTTTCAAAGATTTTCTTAGTTTAAAAACTAATGGTCCTGGAGAGAATATAATTTGTGATAGCTCAGGTAAAAGAAATTTTAAATTACCATAATGAGAAGCCCCCATAATGTTAATCTTAGGCTTACCCTCTCGAGTGCCTGCAATTTCTTGTATTACGTAAACTGTATTTTCTTTCATTGACATTGGTTATAAATTAATATAAGAGATTGTCAACTAGAAAGAAGAAAAATTATGAATTATAAATTTAAGACAAAACCCTATAAGCATCAAGTAACTGCTTTACAAAATTCTTGGATGAAAGAATATTACGCTTACTTTATGGAGATGGGTACGGGTAAATCTAAGGTATTAATAGACAATGCGGCAATGCTTTACGATAATGGCAAGATCGATGGTCTTTTAATTATAGCACCCAAAGGTGTGTATAAAAATTGGCACGAAGCTGAAATACCCACACATCTTGCAGATCATATTGAGAATGTGTCAGTTCTGTGGCAAGCCAATATTACTATGAAACAGAAAAGAAACTTAGATACTTTATTTAAAACAGATCACAGGTTGCATATTTTATGTATGAATGTCGAGGCTTTTTCTACTAAAAAAGGTGTAGACTTTGCACATAGATTTTTATCGTGCCATAGAACAATGATGGTTATAGATGAGTCAACTACAATTAAAAATAAAGATGCTAAAAGAACTAAAAATATTTGTTCTTTGGCTCCTTATTCTAGATACAGAAGAATACTTACAGGATCACCTGTCACAAAATCGCCGCTAGATTTATTCAAACAATGTGAGTTTTTAAGACCTGAGCTATTGGGTCATGTATCATTTTATACTTTTAGACAAAGGTATGCCGTTATGAAGAAGATGAATTTTAGTGGCAGATCTGTAGAGATTCCAATCGGTTATAGGAATCTTGATGAATTAAGTGCTAAATTAAAGGCTTTTTCGTACAGGGTGTTGAAAGATGAATGTTTAGATTTACCTAAAAAAACTTTTATGAAAAGGATTATTCAATTATCTCCTGATCAATTTAAATTATACGATCAAATGAAACAAATGGCCTTAGCACTACATAATGGCAAAAGTATGACGACAGCCACAGTTTTAACACAATTGATGAGATTACAACAGATAACTTGTGGTCATTTTACGGCGGACGATGGAACACTACAAGACATTAAAAACAATCGGATTGAAGAACTAATTAATGTTTTAAATGAAGTTGAAGGTAAGGTTGTTATATGGGCTCATTGGCAAAGAGATGTTCATAAAATTATTGAAGCTATTAAAAAAGAATTTGATGAAGACTGTGTAGATTATTATGGTTTAACCCCTAGTGCAGATAGACAAAAAAATATTAAGAAGTTTCAAGAGGATTCTAATTGTAGATTCTTTGTAGGAACTCCACAAACAGGAGGTTATGGTATTACTTTGACAGCTGCATCAACAATGGTCTATTATTCTAATGGATATGACCTTGAAAAAAGAATGCAATCAGAAGCTAGAATTGATCGTATTGGACAAACCAAACCTATGACTTATATCGATTTAATTTGTGAAGATACAGTTGATGAAAAAATTGTAAAATCTCTTAGAAAGAAAGTTGATATTGCAACTCAAATTATGGGAGAAGAGTTAAAAGATTGGATATGAGATATCCGTTTTATATTAGGATAGCCATACTACTATGTGTCGGTGCGTTCGCACCAATACTAATTCATCACATTGTTTACAAACTGTGGGATGTAAGTATATTACAAGCAGCAGAAATAACTTTTATACTATGTATTCCAATAGCTTATTGGATATCTAACAAAATTAATCAACGTTGGCACGACGACCGAGAGGATTAATTAATTAGTTTTTCTAATGCGAAGAGTACGGCAGTTCCCGCTGCAGTTAAAAGAACCCAATAGACTTTATCTATCTTACCGCCCAATTTTTCTACATCTTCGTGTATATGTTTTAAGTGGTTATTTTTTATTTGCGAAACGTCTCGTTTCAGGCCAGTAATATGGCCATACAAAGATATGATGTGTTCTCTAGTATTCTTGGGTTCTATTGGCATTATATTCCTCTCATCGCTTTATCATATTCTATTTTTTCTGCAACAGTCATTTGACCATAAGGTTTCATAGTCCCTGATGCCTGGGTCGTGTTACCTACAATATTTACATTGGGTGCACCACCTTGAACAGCTTGAGTATTAAAAGCTTGTGTTACTGAATCCATGATTCCTGGTGGAGATGGTACGTCTATATCTCTAAATGTTAATTCATCATCTAATAAATCTATATTTCTATTATCAGATATTATATCTCCAATAAAAGGACTTGCTATAAAGTATGGATTTTCTATATCTCTATCTTCTGCTTCATTTAATTGATTATTAATTTCTCTCATTCTGTTTACAAAAAATGCACTTGGTGGTTTTGGAACATATGTCCCTGACATAATTTGCCTTATGACATCTTTTTGTAAACCTTTTCTTTTCTGTAGTTCTTTTCTTATTAAGTTATCAGACATTCCTAAAGCACGAGCTGCTTCAATGTCTTTATACATATCTCTCATAAAAGCAAATCTTCTTTGTTCTGAATACTTATATTGATCTACTATTTGTTTAGGACTTACACGACCACCTCTTAATAGTGGGGCAATAAATAAGTTGTCTGCTTTTTTTAAATTAGAACCAAATCTAGTTACCATATATTTCATAGCTCTTTCAGGATCAGAATTGATTGCTCTTAATCCAATCAAGCCTGGTAACTCATCAGATAGGTTAAATGTTTGTCCATATTTTTCATCAGTCTTACCTCTAACTGCATCTCCTATTCTTTTAAATTGAGCAATTGATCCTGGCTGTAATGATTTAGCCACATGCAAAGTGCCTTTTAACATTCGAACTCCAATATCGTCAGCTTCATTCCATACTCTTCTACCTTCTCTACCAATACCTTTTCTAATTGTAGAGTCAATTAATGCTTCTGTATAAATTGATTCTGTTGCGTAAGGTTTCATAACTTCAGCTAGTGCATCAGTCATTCCTGTTCCAAGAGCTTTCATTAGAGAATCTTTATCACCTGCACCTGTATTAAGTGCATTTACCACAGCTTGAAACGGTCTAATTAATGTATCGTATGCATTGTTATAACTAAAGTCAGTATATTTTAAATATCCATTTTCATCTCGACCTACAGGAATTAATGTAGAATTTTTAGACCACTCAGGAACCATTCTTCTGAGTGCTTGCATTTCTTCATCTGTTACATTATGCACTGCTTTTGCAGTTTGAACTAATGTATATGGCACACCACCTACTGTCATACCAAAACTAAATAATCTTTTTAGTCCTAGTTTCATTAATCCAGGTATTTCAGGATTATCCAATGTGCCTTTACCAATACCTGCTGTAATTTCATCAATAGCTGATGTATAAATATTATTACCTGTTCTCATAATTTCTAATGGGAATGCGATAAAGTTTCCAAATGGAGATTGTCTCAATGCTCTTGCAGTTCTTCCTACATAACCATAATTAGGCACATTGTTTCTAGTTAAACTGCCTGCAACTTCATCAAGTAAATTTGAAAAAGCCTGTTGATTATTTACAGCACCTTCTATGTATTCTTTTCTTTGAACTAATTTATTTAAGTATCTACCACCTGACGTATTACTTCTTAATACTTGTCTAAAATTATCTTGATTAACTCCTAGTTCTTTTAATACTTGTGAGTATCTATTTCTCTCTAAACTAAAGTTTACATATTTAAAAAAGTCATCTTCAGCAACATATGCATCTTGAAACTTACCGTATAATTTGGCTGCACCAAGTTTAGCTCTTTCAGGTAAAGCCTTGTATGCTTTTATACTTTTATCGTTGTTAAGTAATTGTGTATAGGCTTTAGCTTCTGCTTGACCTGGATTATTAATAACATCTTTTATAATTCTTTTAAACTCACCAATCTGTACAGATGAATCTACAACACCAACTCTTAATAATCTTTCATATAAAGCATCATCTGCTTTAGTCATTGTTCCTAAAACTCTTCTACCTGTTAATCCATAGGCTTGACCTAATACACCTTCACCACCTAAAGATTTAGGCATTAACATTGATATATCACCATAGTTTGGAAAAGCAGCACCATTTGCTGCTACGAATGCACTTGCACTAATAAAATTTCTAGCGTGCGTTAGTGGAGATAAAATTGTTTTTGCAATTTGAGAAAGAGCTTTAGGCGCTAACACTCCATACTTATAAAACGTACCTACGCCACTTCGATTTAACCAATTACTTGTTGTATCAAATACAGCATCATATATTGGAGCTCTCATATACATACCTTCTAATTTTGATAAACCATTTATCTGTCCGCTTGATTCTATTTTTTTAAACTTTAATGGGTTACCTGCTTCAAGGGGACTTAACTCATCAGGTTTAAATATAAATTTACCAGGACCATCTTCTGTACCAAACTTTAATACATCGTCCATGTACTTTAAGGTGTAATTTAAATGAGCTTGTTTACTGACTGTATTTAAAAAAGTATATGACGGATCTTTAATAACACCAGCTATTTCTCTTTGCCAAGGTTTTAAAACTTTTTGTGTAAGTATTTTATCTTGAACAGTAACATTATTTATTTGTTCTTTGTTTGGATTATTAATAACATCGCCCGCTTGATTTTTTAATTGTTCAACGTCTATTTCGTCTACTGTTTTTTTTCTTAAAAAATAATTTACCTCGTCATCGACAGATTTATTTAATTGTGCAAGTTCAGCTGATGTAGGATTACGACCAAGTTCTTTTACTTTGTCTGCTCTTAATAATTCTTTTGCTCTAGTAATTTGTTCGGCTGTTGGTTCATACTTTAACAATGGCATTTGTTTTTCAAATTGCTCGTACATTGTGGTCGTGTAAGAGCCTAATTGACCTTTAATATTAGTTGCAATCTCATCAGGCATTGTTCTTTGCAATAATCTAGCTGACATATTGTCAATAGATCTTCTCATATTAAATACAGCATCTTTTAATTTATTTGGATCACCACCATTTTTTCTAATTCTGTCCAATAAATTTTTAAACTCAGGCGATGTTCTGTAATCTTCTACTTGAAATAAACCTTTTCGATCTATTTGTTTTGACAGTTCTGCAACGTTGGGAACTCTTTCAGTAAGCTTTGTAAAATCTTTATTTAACTGATAAAGTTTTTCTCTAATCTTTCCTGACTTGTCCATAAACTCAGCAGCAGTAATTTTGTTAGCTCTGTTAAGTTCTGCAAGAGTTCTTTGTTGTTCAGTTAATTCAAATACCTCATCTGATATTTGTCTAAATTTAATTACATCATCTATTTGTTGTATACCTTTAACTTTAGATTGTGATTTTAAAAGTGATTTGGTAAATGGAACAGTCTTGCCACCTTTCTTAGTTGTTTCAATCGCAGGTGATATAATATCTATAAGTTCATCGTTTAATTTTTTAGCAGATACTGCACTATCATCTACATTATAAACTCTTTTTAAAACATCACCTAATTCTGATTTAGCTTTATCAAACTCTTGTACTGCTCTACCTGCTTGAAACTCCACTGATCTAATATTACCAATACCATATTGTCTAGATTCTAAAATTTGTTTAGTACCCATACCCTCAGGTTTTAATCCTGTAATTCCAAATCTTTGTAATGCTCTTCCTAATTTTGTTTCTGCATATTCTTGAACTCCGTATGTAGATGGTGTCCTAAGTTTCTTGAGCCCTGATCCTGCACCCACTAGTGCAAGACTAAATAATGCACCCTCTGTTCCAAACTTTAATCTGTTTTTTAATTTTCTATATGCGTCCGCTCTACCTTCTAAAGTTTCGTCACGATTCATCATTGTGATTGCAAAAGGTTCTAACGATGTGCCTCTAGCCATATCAGCAAATGTTCCTATATCTTGATCAGCCACAAGTGCTTCACCAACTCCACCTCCGACAATACCGCCGATTAATTTACCTTTCTTTGTTAATTTTTCAGCACCCATTATCTTTTCACCGATACGAGCTAAGTTCATAACTTTGCCTGCTTTCTTAGCTGCGATTGCTGTCTGAGCCATTTTTCTTGCTCTGTCTGCAACTAACACACCACCTATTGCACCACCAACTGCCATCGGTGCTACTTGAGTTATTGCTTGTAATACTTTACCAACTGTTCTTGCTTCAGCTTCATCATCAAATGGATTGACATCATCAAACCATTCTTCTATTTCTTTTGCTGTATTGGTATCGCCGAGTAAATCAAATAATTCTGCACCAAATGAAAAAACACCTTTTGGAATATTCCAAAGTCCTGTTGCTACACCTGCTAATGCTGATTCGAAAAAACCTACATCATCACCTGGTTTTCTTTTTGATCCTTCTTGGCTGTATAAATCTGATACACTTTCAGGCATCTGACCTCCCTACTAGTTAAAACCTTTATCGGTTACCTTATAAAACGTGCCTTTTTTATGTTTTTTAATTACACCTTTGTCGATGTATATTCCACCCTCGATTAATTCAGTTTGATCGTCAGGTAACTTACCTATGATTTCATCAAATGATATACCGTATTTATCCATTTGTTTTGCAATTTTTCTAGCTTGGAATCCATCAGTAACTAAGTTACCAGCTAGTATTGCTTCTGCATCTTCATTTATAATTCTAGCTTTAGTTGCTTGTTTAGTTGCATCGCCACCTCTTCCCTCAACTATTTCTTTAATAGCTTGATCTTTTGTATAACCTAGTTTCATAAGATCTCTAACACTTTTACCTATTGAACCTGGTTCAGTTTCTCTAAGCGCTGCTTGTAGTGCAAGTTCTTTCGGTCTTCTTTCAGCTGCTCGTTTAGAAGCAACAATATCTCCAATGCCTTCTAAAGGTTTCTCAGCTGCTCTACCTATAGCCGCTGTTAATGAACCACCTGGTTGTGCCATAAGGTTAGTTCCAAATCTAGCTAATTGTAGATATGCATCTTTTTTATAATCTTCATCATCAACTCCTAATGTTTCTTTAAACATTGGAAGTAGATCAGCGTAAACAGTTTTAAGATCAGCCTCAGATAAGTCACCTGTGCCACCTGTGCCTTTACCTTTACCATCTTTTCCTGCTGTGTCACCTTTATCACTATCTGCATCAGGATCAGCGTCAGGTTCAGGTTTTACATTTGTAGAAACAATATTACCTTTGTCATCTCTTACTGTTCCTGAAAATCGATCTATTTGTCTTTCAACACTATCTATTTTATCAACCGTTCCTAACCCTTCATCACCAATACCAAATGTATAAGCACCTAAATTCAGTGCAGGTCTAACACCGTAATTATAAAGAAGATCGTTTACGTTGGTAAATAATCTTTTAGTGCCACCCATTAATGTATTAGGATATAAAAATTTTTCAGCTTCTGCCCTTGTCATGTTGTCAAAATTTTCAGGTACACCTATCATTTTTTCAAAAAAATTTCTGCTGTCTTCTTGAATGTTCCCACCCTCTCGATAACCTGTTCTATCAACAAGGCCTGACATAATACCTTGATTCGCCATGCCTCCTCTTCGAAACATAGGTCTTTTTAAAATTCTGTTTGCCATTATCTTAATGCTCCTAAGATTCCTGCTACACTAGTTCCGATTCCTAATGCACTTTGTAATGGGCTAGGACTAGGTTGTGTTTTAATAACATCACCGAAGTTTTGCATACCACCCATTAATCCTGTTACACCTGAACCAAATACATTTAATCTTTGGAAAGGTTCATACGCTGCTGTTTGAGCCGCTTGTCTTTGTGCGTCTTCAATAGCTTGTTGTTGTGATTGTTGTATACCACCTACTGCACCTAGTGTTTGTATATCTGCTCTTTGTGCTGCTGGTAAAAATTGTCCAAGGCCTTGTTGTGCTTGTGCTAATGAGCCTTGTTGAGTAAACGCTCTATTAGCTGCTGCTTGCGCTTGACCAAAACCTGTTTGTAATAAACCTGAAAGTAGTGATGCCCGGTTCCTGTCGCTTGCTGCATCGTACTCTGCTTCAGCAACTCCTTGTCTACCACCACCAAAAGCTCCTGCTTGTAGTGCTCTTTGTCCAATGTTTTGTCTTTGCATCGCCGCTTGTCTATCAAAATCTTGTAGTGTTGCATCAATAACGTCTTGTTGATACGGCGACATAAAATCTTTGTAAGCTTGTGAACCTGTTAAGCCACCTGCTGTCGTCAATGCTTGTTGTGCAGCTGTTAAAAATGGTTGATAAGAACCAACACCTGATGCTGCTAGTTGAGCCGCTTGTGTTTGTAATGCATCTTGTGCTGCAACTGTTGGTGCAAACTTAGATGTATCTACAGGTTTACCAACTTGTTTTGTTAATTGATCTGCATATGTTTTACCGAGTGCTTCTATGAACGGAGCTGGTAGTTGTCGTGTTTGTGTAATTTCAGCCATTATTTAATCCTATTTTCTAAACTTTTCATTGTGTCGTACATTCTTTGTGCACCTTTTTTGACACTTCCACCACCTGCAGCTCTTACGGCATCAGCTGTAAATACAAATTCGTTTTTACTTAATCTTGCGGGTACGTCATCAGCCCGTTCTTTTTTACCTAGAGGTACAAAGCCACCACTTCGTAAATCCATTTCTTTGCCACCTAGATTCATTATACCACCATCTTTTTTACCTTCAACCATTATTAATGTTTCACTCATCTCTTCATCATCTCCACCTGTCATTTCTCTACCCATATCATCAACAGCTTGTTTAGATATATCAGGTAATCTGTCATACATTGCTCTAGCCATTTTATAATTCATACCCATTGGCGTGGCTACTTTGTATAATGTAGTTGCGATATCTACTAATGTTGATGCAACTTTTTCTAGTCCTGAAGGTCTTACATCTTCCATCATAGACTCTTCCATAACTTCTTCTTTACCTTTTGGTCCGACTTCCATCTCATCAACGTCAGCCATTATGATACCACCTTTTTCAGCCATGGTTCTTTGTTCTTTAACTTTTTGTCTTCTTTTAAATTCTTTATAATCGTCAAGTAATTTTTCTCTTCTCATTCTTTTCTCCTCTTTTCCTCTCCCTTCTAGATATTCTTTAAAAGTTATACCACCATTTTTGTATCCTATGATTCCACCATCCTTTGCTCCCTGGTACTCGACGCTTTGTGATCTAACAAAATCTTCTACCTCACCTGGACTCAAAGCTTGATCACCAAACGTATCACCAACATTACTGTAGTATTGTCTTAAGTATGGTTGTAATCTTACAATTCTGTCTTGATATTCTTCTTCAGTTTCTTCTTCTCCTTTTGCAAGCAAACCACCTAATAAACCTGCTCCTGCTCCAATACCTAATATACCTTTTGTTGTTCCTAAACCTTTTAGTTTATCAAGAAAACCTGCACTTCTTCCAAAATCTTGAGGTGCACCTAACATAAAATTTTTAGCTTTTAAAAAACCAGGTATTTTATTAAACGCAAAACCACCTGGACCAAAACCACCGCCTAAAGCATAACCACCTAATCCTATAACAGCTGCTTTACCTATGGGGCTTTTAAGTACCTTTTTGATAGGTCTAGTAATCTTCTTTACGAGACTGCCTAGTCCGTATAATTGTCTTGGTTCTTGCATTCTTGAAATTGCCATAATCTTTTAAAATATCCTATTTTTAATCGTTTTACAACTCCTTCGATTGAGCACCAATATTGATTTGAGCGACCTTAACGTGCACATCTCTTCTTATATGTTCTCTTTGAGTAGCAGTATTAGGGTCATTTACATCAGCATCTGCCTCAGCGTCTGACATATATTCTTGTCCTGTCTGCATATTAGTTAAAGTAATCTCTACTTCAGGGGTAATAACCTTAGTTTTTTTACCCTCTATTATCTTAATTTCTTCCTTAGCTTCTTGTTCTATGAACGGCATTTTCCTCCTATGATCGACTAATCTGTAATACAGAAGCGGTCATCTTTATTACATTAGTCTGTGTTGTTTGCATTTTTAATATATCTCCTGCTTCAAGTATAAGGATATTGTTAAATGTGAGTAAATCAACCCCATTACTTGCAAGAACATTTGATACTTCATATTCAAAATCAGTAGAACTTGAAGCATCAAAAACTTTAATTGTAACATCTAACGCACTCCCATGTGTGTTAAACAATTTAATTGTTTTAATAATACTAGTTGTAGCATCAGGTGAAGTGTACATGCTAACATCACTTCCCGATGCGTTAACCACTGCTTGAATATTCTTGTATACATTAGCCATTACAATGAAAAGAAAGTAAATCTTTCTGTTTCCTCCTTTTGATTCTGTAAGAATGTTGAGTTTAATTGTTCAACGATTGCTCGTAGTGCTCTGTTGATTTGTCTTTGGTTATCAACTTCGTATTGTTCTTTTGGTTCTGGTAATCTTACTACTATCTTTGTCATTAAAAACTTCCCATTGTAGCTGTTGTTGCTCTACCACCGGCATTTGGATCACCTTCCATAAAGTCTGTATCTGAAGCAAAAGAAGATTGATAGCCTCCAGTTCCTGCAGCCCTGTTTGCGTCTTGTAGATTTTTAGCTTGTCTTTGTTGTTCTGCTGCAAGAGCCTCTTTTTCTGCTTTTAGTTTTGCTTGTAAATCCAACAACCCTTGAGTTACTTTACCTTTTTTCTTTGTTATTGTTCTAGCAATTCTAGCTAATCGTTTATCTATGGCAGCTGGAATACCTTTACCAAATGCAGAAGAAATATTATATCCTTGCATTGCACTTTCCACAAGTTCTCCTGTTATTGGATCTACATAAAAGCCTGGTGTGCCTTGATTACCATAAAAGTTCGATACAACTCTTTCAGCATCGGTAAGTCCTCGAGCCCCGAGCCCTAAAATACCACCACCTATTGCACCTGCTATCGCACCAGGAAAACCTAACAAATTAAATCCTAACTGTGCTCCACCCCTTGATAAGAGACTAGAACTTACTCCTTTAAGTCCAAGTTCTCTAGCTTTTTTAAAATTTATATTTTGCATTGCATTTTTAATATTAACTACAGGATCGAATACTCTAGGATTATTTTGTGCTAATCTAAGATCTACAGGAGCATCTTTAAAATTAATAGCAGGAATATCCATACCAGGAACTTTTCCTTGAAAAGATAATTCATTTTCATAAGCAACGGGTTGAGCTTGAAATAGGTTATCCGTTTGTCTAAAACCTTGTGGACTAATACTAGTAATACCTCCTCCATCTTCGCCTCCACCTCTTGGAATAAAAGGATTATACCTTGGGATACTAGCAGTCGTTGTTGTTGGCGTTCCTGTTGTAGGACCTATACCTTGATAATAATTATACAAATCGAATATTCGATTTGGCGTAGGTCTATAATTCTGCATAAGGTCTACTGCTGGTTTAACCATTATCTTCTCCCGTCGGGTTGTAGATCGATTCTAACTGTTCCAAATCTCCAGCTTTCTGAAGTTCCTGTGTTAGCGATCTGAATATTTGCAAAACGTCCACGTGCTCTTGTATCTATCTTATCAGTAGATGAAGTTATAGTAAATGGACTATAAGTGCTTGTCGTATCTGATTGTGCAGGAAAATTTTTGATTCCTACTGTAACAACAGCATTTCCTGTTAATACTTTAAAATTAGGTAATATTCTTCTCATTGCTAAAAAGAACTCACCATTACCTTGAACATCTAAATCAAAGTCATAAGATTTTATATTGGATGTAATAGCTGTAGTTGAACCATCAGGATTAATTTGATCAGTTCCAATCTCATGTTCAAAATAGGTTGTTTGACCTAGTCCACTTAGTCCTACAACACTAGGAAAAGTTCCATCCGATGAACTATCAAATTTAGTTGCAAAAGGTTTTGGATATACAATAGAGTCAACCCAAGTAGTTCTTGGTTCATTTCCTGTGTACCATATTAATCCATTTTGTGGATTAGACTCACCATAGTTGTAGACAACATATCTGTTATTATAAGTAGAACCTGATGTTGGATACCACCAAATTACTTCTGAAAATAAATTGTTTATACCTGCACAAACTTGTTGTCCTTTAGTTGTATCAAAGTCATCATAAACATAATCTTCAACAGATGATAATAATGTTTTAACCGTACCATCAAAAGCAAAGAAACCATTATTACTTATCCAATAGGCAACACCATCAATTTCAACAGCAGCGTTCTGACCTATTAATCCACAGTTGGTACCTACTTGTTCAAAACCAAATGTAAATGGAGCTCCAACAAATTTCATTGTGTATAGTGCATTATCTGTCCACACTAAAATATTTTCTTTAGCAACTAAAGCACCTACAATTTTTGTACCGTCTTGTAATCTTTGTGTGCCTGCTGAGTTAATCGCTGTAGGTGTATAATCATTTATTGATTCTTGATCTGAGAATCTAATAAACATATCATCTTGCGTAGTTGGATCACCAATCGTTGTTTCTGTTCCAAAATGAATTAAGTGTCTTGTTGTAGGTGATATTAAAGTTGTTCTTGTTGCAGTAGGATTACCTAAGCTTCCACTAATTGCAGTAGAAAAATTAGTAGTAGTTTTTGATGCTCGTGTTGTAAAGTTAGTAGCAATAGAAGAATCCCAAGTAAAAGTTTCGCCATTAGCAATAGTTGCAACTAAAACTTGACCAAAGTTACTTAATGACCATAGCCCTGGTTCTAGTGTAATTGTTGATGCAGATACTGCACTTCCAAAGCCTGCCCATAAAGTTGCATCTTGAACTGTTGTATTAGTAGAATGAGCTTGACCATTTGATGTCCCAGCAGTGGCTGTTCCTGATGCACCTCTAGTAATACTTAAAAAATTTGTAGAGTTAGTTGAACCGTAAGTAATTAATTCAGCAGTTGGAACTGTGCCTACTGCAATTGTTCCTGCTGATGCAAATCCTGCTGTGGCATCTACAGTTACCGCTGTACCCGATCCACCTGTACCTGCTGTGTCAGCATTGAGTGATCCATCTAATTCTGTGCTTTGCGAACCTGTAACGGTTCCACCATAATTTCCAATACCAAAACCATAACCATAAGATTGTGCAGCAGGACCAACAGTTTGATAAGGTTGAACTACACAAGAACTTCCTGAGGTTAAATCAGAACCACCTCCATTAGCTTCTGCTGATGGTGATGTAATTGTAAAAGTAGTTGATGTAGGAACGGTTATAACTTGACAAAGTTTATCTTCAAAAGTTGAAGCGGCAATACTAGATCCCGTTGGCATTGTAACTGAATCAAGTATAATCATATCTCCAACTTCTAATCCATGATTTGTTGATGTTGTAATTGTGACTGCTGTTCCTCTAGTTGTACTCGTCGTAATAGTAGAGCCTGTAAAAGTTGTTTGAGTTCCTGCGTTATTACTTCTAAATGGTGTAATATCATATAAAGCACCTTCAAAATAAATTAATAAAAATTTATCTGTACCAATCGCTACATATCTATTACCATCAAGATCTACAAATGCGTGTTGTTTTCTAGCAACACCTACGATAGTATCGGGAAGTAAAGAAGACCATCCTCCAACTTTTTCAGGAAGATTATATCTAAAACGAACATTATCAGAATCGATCCATCTGTTTTCTGCACCTACAGGTGTATCTTGTTTATCTATTCCTGATCTAAATTTGAAATCAATTAGAGCCATTAATTTAGCCCCTATGCTGTATTAGTCTTAAATGCCCAACCCCTTGTCGCATCAACATACACTAATGTAATTGACTGACCCGCTGTGCTTAAAGTTAAATCAGACGTTGACGAATTAATTGGTTGTCCATTTCTACCAATCGTGCAGTTATTTGAATTCCACGTGCCTCTTGTATCTAAAACACTGACCTCATCTCCAACAGAAGGGGATGCAGGCATATTTATTGTTATTGGGTTAGCTGTTGTATTAGCAAAAATTTGAGCTCCTGCTACTGCTGTATAAGGACTATTAGAATCAGTAATTGTTGCATAACCTTTTTCAATAATAGATGTAACTGTTTCCGTACCATTTGATTTACAAAGAACAGTTGATCCTGGAGGTATTGGTTGTGCAGTTCCACTAGCTGTTAACACACTTAAAGTTCTGTTTGATGTTCCTCTGACTGTATCATCTTTAATAATCCAAACTCTAGTTACACCTGAACCACTTGGCATTGTTAAAGTTCTGTCTGCGGATAAAGTTCCAGTTAATCTTAAGTATGCATTTTTACCGTTTGATGTAGCACCATCTGTTAAACTCAGCGTAACACTAGCTCCTGCCATATCTATATCTAGAGCACCCGATGATCCTTGTTCCAAGATTTGTAAATTTGTATTAGTGATTCCGCCCCATTGTCCAGCTTTCTCACCTGTTGTGATTATTTCTAGTTTAAGGTCTGATGAAAATGTTGATGCCATATTAATTTGTATCTATTGGTGTCCAGACCATAGTCACGCCTGGAACAATTTCACTCCATGTTATCGCTGCAACTTCGCCTGTGTCAACAGCAAATTGTGTTGTAGTTAAACCACTATTTACGTCTATATTGCAGTCAGCAGTTATTGTAACACTTCCTGTAGCCAAGGTCAATTGGTTTACAGAAGGTGTAATATCAACGCTTACGTTTACCTCTGGCGTGCCTGTTGTTAACGTAACCTGACTACCTGTAGCAGTAAAATTAGAATCTGCTGTAATGGTTAACGTTCCAGTACCAAGGGTTAATCTATTTGGATCAGGTACCTCAGTAATCGCATCTGCTGTGATAGAAAAATTACCTATATTTATATCTAATTGATTGCCACTTACAGTTACTAGTACATCGCCAGCTGTTTGAGCTGTTGCAAATGGTAATGCTGATATTGCGTCAAATCCTAAACTCATATAAATCCTTAAAAGGAGACAGTGAGGTATGTGGTGGAGTCACTGCCTCCATCTAAGGATTATATTACTTTTTAAACCAACTTGGAAGTCCTAAATGTGGTCTTCGATCGTTTATGTTCTTATCCGCATCTTTGGATTTTTGGTCGTTATAATGCAGAAATACTTGGGCGCAGTTATCACCTTGAAACTCTTCTCTCCAATGTTCTAATTCCATGCCCCTATAAACTAACATGTCTCCAGGTTTTAGATTTACTGTAATGCCTTTGTTTTGACTAGATGTAGTTATCTTTTTACCATCAGGTATACCTACATTTTTCTTTGGTTCTAGATGTATAGGCCAAGGGTCACCACCCAAATTAAGAGTTGTAGATATTTCACAACTAAACCTGTCTTTATGTCTTTTTAATATATCTCCTGCTTTATATATCCTTGCATATGAATAAGTTGGGTTTAATTTTAAACCTGTATGCTTTTCCATAATAGGTAAAGTTCTTATAAGCAAAGTTTCCATAGCTATATCTGCATAGTGAGAATATGTATTTGGAACTTGGTCATCATTCCACATACCAAATTCTGTTGTAAATTGAGATATATATCTTTGATCAAATAAAGTTCTTGCCACCTGTCTTTTGAGTAAAAAATAATTATAGACAAACTCTGCTATTTGTTTTGGTACAGCTTCTTTAATTACACAGTATTTATTTTTTTTAAAACTCATTTTTTAAAGCTCGTTTCTTTTGATATCATTGTTTCAACAACTTTAATATTAAAGTGTATAAATCTAAAAGGTTCTAGACCTGGATCCACCGCAAATTGATGTGGAACATAGCCTGGAAAAATAATTATAGTTCCTGGTTTAGGTTTATAATGGATTTGATTAGCAGCTAAAGTTAATTTATCTGGTTCTTTTTGAAAAAGTTTAGTCATCTCTGCACCTGATCTTGGATCATGAAATATTGGATAAGATGTTTTTTCAGAACATTTTAAAAAATAAAATCCTGACACATGTTGATTCCAATGCACATGAGTATCATGATGACCACCACCTTTTTCACTAAACTCTTGCACCCAAAATTCTGTAAAGTGTAAACTGTGATTTTGTAAATTAAATCCTTGCCAATCTAAAAATTCATAAGATCTTTGTCCTATAAATTGAACAAACTCTTTTATTTTAGGATCATTAGAAAAACTCTCACTGTGTTTAGATAAACCGAATGTACCTAAATCTTTTTTCCATTTAGGTTCATTTTTTAATTTATCTTTTAAAAGTTTTTCTGCTTTTTTAATATATTTGTCAGTTACTTTAATTGCATTTTTTAAAAACATTGGAGCCTCTGCAACCCAAATAGGTGTTTGAAAATAAAATGCAGATTTAAAATCTACATGTCCTTTTGTTTTTTGTGGGGTGCTACTTCCGCCTTGTTTTATATTATTCATATTATTTAAATGGATAACCTAGATTCCATATTACTAGACTATTTCTCTCTCCTTTAGTTACTGGTTTGACTCGATGCCATACAAAAGATGGAAACACAACCAACGAGCCTTTAGGTAATATTTCTGTACAAGTTCTGATTGCAGGTTTTTTATCGGGATCTAAATTTCTAAAATCAAATTCTAGTTCACCACCTTTGTATTCTTTTGGATCTGTTAACGTTACAGTAACAGATAGTTTTCTTACTTTACCTTTTGTTGGACCTTCTTCGACATAAGGTTTATCCCAACTATCACAATGCCAGTCATAGTATTGACCTTTTTTATATATTGTGAATTGACAAGATTCAGAAAAATCCCAATCAAAGTTCCAATCTGCATTTTTATTTGCCATATGAATGTAAGGTTGAATTTCTTTATATATCCATGTATCGTTCATCCAAACAATATTTGAATCTCTTTTCTTTTGTAAATTTTTTATTTCATCTTTATTAAGAGGATTTTTTTTAATATCTCTATCCCTACCATAACCTCCTGTAAGAGCCATTATCTCTCTTCTCTTTTCTGCTTTACCATACTGCACAATCATATCGCAAATTCGTGGTGGTATAGCAGATTGAAAAAACCAGTAGTAATTAGATATATTCATAATTTATAACCAAAATTGTATTTAATTTTTTAGATGTATTTTCTGTAATCATATATCTTTGTGTAGCAGGAAACATAATGAAGTGATTATTTTTAACTGGAATATGCCATGTTCTGTTTTTTCTTCTGTTATCGTCATACTCAATAATACACTCACATGAATTAGGTTCTACGTCTACCACATATATCAATGTATAATCTGGTGAATTTCTTAAGTCAACTGGGTCTACATAGCATCTTAAAAAAGACTGTTCTTTAGGATGTAAAATTTTACCGTGTATGTCTTTTGTCACTAATGTATGATGATATTCTACTCTCCAATGGTCTCTTATATAATCTTGCATCCATTGTAATGGTTGTGAAAAAGGCACTTTATAATCTTTATAGGAATAAGCTTTAGGATTATTATTTATTCTGTTTTCAGTAACAAATGATTTAATAATATCGTTTTTAATTTTATTACGATCAATTTCAAAGCCTTTCGGCATTGCTATCTCACCTGTATATAAGTCTACTTCTGTTAATACTTTCTTATGCATACCTGTTAAGATATGTAATAAAATTCTCTTAAAATGTCAATATGATTATTTTTCTACTTTATCCCAGCTTTGTCCAGATTCATTCCAAACATATCTGTGAGTTTCTAATTCATCTTCAGATAATTCTGGTTCATCACCTATTGGTGATTGCCATCTAGCTTTTGCCACATTTAAAGTCCAACTAGCATGAGGTTTTTTACCAATAAAAATATCGTTATCTTCATCATAAGTCATACCTATTCCTGCGTAGTTACCTCTTAAAGGTGTCCCACCTAATTTATGTTGTCCGCCAGATGTATTATAAGATGTTTTTTTCCAAAGAGGCCAGCTGTGGATTCTTTCCAAAAACTGTCTACCTACTTCTTCATCTTCAACACCATCAGCATTTTGACAATCTTTATCAGCTACAACTTCTACGCTGATAACTTTATTGTTTGCTCCTAGTTTTGCATAATGTGCCATAATGTTCTCCTTATATATTATTTTTAATTATCATTCAACTATTGAAATTTATATCTTAATATTACTATTCCTGATCCTCCAGCGCCACCAGCACCTGTTCCAGGTCCACCAATACCTCCACCTCCTCCACCACCACCAGTGTTAGTTGTTCCAGCAGTTGCCGCTCCTGGTCCTCCTGGTCCTGGTCCTGATCCACCAGTTCCACCACCTGCTGGTCCTGGTCCTCCGTTAGCGCAATTTGAACCTCCACCTCCACCACCACCGGCTCGTGCTGTTGGTGTGCCATTTATTGTAGAAGTTGCTCCAGTACCACCTGTACCAGCAACCGGCGCTGATCCATTTCCTCCTGCTCCTGTTGCACCACCACCTGCACCTTGACCCTCTGGACCTTGTGTTCCTCCGTCATTACCTTGAGGAGGAGATACTGGTGGTACATTTCCTGAACCAGAACCTGGCACTCCATATGTTCCACCGCCAGATCCACCATCGGCACCGCTTATAGCTTTACCTCCACCGCCACCACCAGCAGAAGTTATTGTTGAAAAAGTTGATACACCTCCCGCAGCACCTGTTGTATTATTATTTGGTCCTGGTCCTGCAGCACCTCCTGCACCTACTGTAATAGGAAATGATCCAACACTCCCTTGTATAGCAGCTACACAAGCCCCTAAAGGGGAAACTGTAAAAGAACCAGTAGAAGTACCGGAAGATTCTCTATAGCCTCCTGCACCTCCACCTCCTCCTCCTGTAGCACCACCTGCACCACCTGCTACTACCATATAATCTATTTTTGCTAATGGTCCTCCTCCTGCTGAAACACAAAAAGTACCACTACTTGTAAAAGTATGAACCTTAAAATTTGTATCAACAGTTGTGATTGTACCACCTGTTGCAGTAATAAATCCTGAACCAGTTACGTTAGAAGTTGAATCATGTATGTCTTGCCAACCTTTAGTTCCATCCACATAAATTAAAGTAACTGATTGAGATTCTGTGTTTAAAGTTGCACATAAACAGTTACCATTAATTTTTGATCCACCTCTACCTACCGTTACAGCATTTGTATCCCAAGTGTTTGCGTAGTCTTTAAAAGCTACTATATCTCCTGCCGATGGAGAACTTGGTAAAGTAACTGTTATCGCTCCACCACAAGTATTAACAAAATATCCTTTACCACTTTCAGCAGTTAAAGGTGAAGTCTTGGCAGTCGTACACCAATCAACTGTGCCTGTTCTTCCAAATCCAGTTTGTGTTGCACCACAAGCTAACGTTACTGCTGTGCTCGGACCACCTAATGTAAGTGTTGATCCATTTTCTTTTTCTATTTTATTTACTTTAATTGTACTTGTCATAATTTATTTAAGGTGTAAATGTTCCACTTCCTGTAAATATTCTAATTGTATCAGAACCACAAGTTGCTGTTACATTACCACCTG